AACATTGCCGTGCCTGCGGGGGGTACGACGAACGACTGGTATGTGCTGGTTTTTGGGTGTGATGGCGCGAATACAATTACGGCAACGGATTTTACGCAGATTATCACCCGCGTTGACCCGGATGAAAGCTGCCGCCTTTCGGTCTATGCCCGGAAATATACAGGAGGCGAGGGCGCAAACTTCGCGCTAGGCTCCACGGCATCCGAGCAGGCTAACGCATGGTGCGCGCTGATTCGTGGCGTGCCTTCCAGCATTACGACCCCGGCGGATATTTTCGACGCAATCAGCGTGTGCATGTCGCAGCCTATGGGGACAACGGCGTGTTTCTTCCCGCAGATTTACGCGGAGACAGACGACACGCTTGGAATCGTCGCTTATGTGATGGATGGCGGGATTGCTAATACGGGAACCACGGGAACGCCCTCCGGCTTTACGTCATCCTATCAGGATGCCAGCGGGATTGCCGGGGTGGGGATTTCGGTAGCGACTCAGGATTACACGACTTCGGGTTACAAGGCGAAGGGTTCGTTTACGCCATCAGCCGCTACCGATTCCTATATTTGTGTGCACCTTGCCATTAAGTCCACTACCACGGCGGATGCGCTACCGAATCAGCCGGTCTTGAAGTGTATGGAGTATTTCCAGAACACGGTGCTAACGGGTTCAATCTTCGCCAGCGTTCCGTTTGGTTCGGTTGAAAACAACGCTCTGATACTCACGGGCAATTGTGAGTTTGACCATTTCTCGATTGATGCGGATTTCACGGCGATACAAACAGGAAACACGGGAACGGCGGTATATGGTGGGGCGTGGTATAGCATCTGCGATGGTTCGCTACCAAGCACCTATAGCGTTTTCACCAGTACGTCCTCGGCCAAGCAATATTGCTTAATGCGGTTTATTAATAATGCACGCACCAGCGCCTTTGTGGATGCGAGTTCTAAAACCACGGGGACAACGGATAGCTCTGCCATTGCGCCAAGCGTCACGCCCACGGTGGATAACTGCTTCATTCTGCGCCTATACGGCAACGATGATGATGATGTGACCTATGACAGCGGCTATCCGGCCAGCCATACGGGGCTATTCTGCTTTCCCAGCACGACCGGCGCGGATTTGGGCTTTACGGGGGCTTACACCACACAAACCACAAAGACCTCAACGGGAACCGCCACAAAGACGCTGAATGCGGCTGAGGAATGGTGGGCGATGACGGTTGCGCTGGCTCCTTATGTATCGTCAGGAACGACGTACAACGACAGCCTGACGGAATCCGCCACCGCGAGCGACACGGAAACGGCCATACGCACGGCAAGCGCCAGCTTTACCGAAAGCAGCGGGGCGACAGATACCAATGCGGCAACCCGTTCTGCTTCCCCGGCAGTAAGCGAATCGGCAGCGGCGACGGATTCCTTTGCTTCGGTTAAGATACTGAGTGAGTCCCTGACGGAATCGGCAACGGCAAGCGATTCTGTCAGCGCCAACAAGACCAATCGTGCAAACCTGAGTGAAAGCGCCGCCTCTACGGATTCTGTGGCTGTTGCGGTAACTTCGCAACTATCCGCGACAGAAACCGCCACAGCAAGCGATACGCAGGCAGCGACAAAACGGACTGCGGAATCCATCAGCGAAACGGCAGCAGCCACAGACAACCTTACCGGTTCTGCCAAATCTTCTGCCACCTATTCCGACTCTGCGGCCTCTACCGATGAAATAAACGGCATTGCCATTGCAACCGGCGCCGTTACTGAAACCGGCACGGTAGCCGACAGCTATACGGAAACCGGCGGCGGTGGGCAGAATCTCCTAAGCGAAACGGCATCCGCAAATGACAGTTATGCGGTTGCGGTGATTCAGTACGAGCCGCTTACGGAATCGGCAGCCGCAAACGACAATTACGACTCCAGCTTAACGCCGTCGGTCGATCAGCCCGAAGAACCCGTGACAGGAGGCCCGGCGGATGGTGCATGGTCGCGTTACCTGAAATGGCTGAAGCGCAAGAAGCGGAAAGAGTGGAAGCAGAATCTCGATCTCCCCGAGCCGGTGATTGAGGAGATTGTCAACGCGGCGGCGCTGGAGGTGATTAAGCAGCAGCCCTTCCTCGCGCAGTATGATTTCGAGGAGGATCGCCAGACAATCCAGCAAGAGGTGATGCGGGTTTACGAGCGCGTCATGCGCGAGTCGGTCGCAAAGCAGATTAAGTTTAACCAGGAAGAGGAGGAGGAGTTTTTCCTCATGATGATGTGACGGATTTTATTACCAAAGAAGACATTGATCGGCTGAAGGCGCGAGACATGCGCTTTCGGGATATTGAGCTGGCTATCCGCGTGGATGAGGAGTTGCGGGATAGCGTTGTGGTGAACCTGATTCTGGAAGCCGCCACCCGCAGATCGGAAACGGCGCTTGAGCAACTCGCCTTCTGCAACCCCGCAGACACTCTCATGGTGGCCTCCTACCAAGCAGAGGTTCGCTGTGCTAGGTTTATTGTAGAAACTCTTAGAAAGGTTAGAGAAAACGGCATCCATGCCGCCGCCTCACTGGACGAAGAGGGAGAAATAGAACTTGAGAGGGAAGCTCATGACTGACGAGAATACTGGCGACAATACAGCGAATTATGTGGATGACAAACGCAATGCCATCTACGCCAAGCGCGAAGAACAGATCAACGATGATATTGAATATGTGGAAGGTTTGCCAACTGATGATGCTGCGCCGAGCGCCGATGCTGCTCCGCTGGATACTCAGAACGACGCCCCCGCAACTGCTCAGGACACCGGAGCAGATACTTCGGCAACCGCCGCTGCAACCGCACAGGAAGAGAAACACAAGCTGATCATCAACGGCCAGCAGGCGGAATATACCACGGAAGAACTCAAGCGCCTTGCCTCCATGGGCATCGGGGCGCACCAGAAATTTGAGGAAGCAGCACGGATGCGCAAGGAAGCGCAGGAGCTGATGTTCTCAAGACAAGATTCACAGCCCACCGTGAATACCAAACCTCAACCGGAAAAGAACCAGCATACTCCCACCGAGGAATTGAAGGATATTCTCTACCGGCTTGATTACGGCACAGAAGAAGAACGCATCGAGGCACTGATGAAGGCCGGTGAGATATTCTCCAAGCAACGCGGCATCCACGGACCCGCACCTGAAGAACTGGTGAATATTGCAGCCACCCAAGCCCTTACCGTCATCCAAGCGCGTCACGAGCAGGAAATCCTGATGAAAGAGTTCAGCGATATTCTTGCCGACCCTCCCATCGCTCAGGCAACTGACGTTATCGCAAGGCAACTGGCGGAGAAGTATAATTCTCTGGGGAAAACTCCTCAACGCCTTGAATTGCTGCGCGAGGCAGGAACCATTGCGAGGGAAAGGTATCTTAAACCTGTGCAAACCTCATCCTCTGCCCCTCAGCCTTCCAGCGTCATTCCGATGAATGAAAAGCTGGAGCGCAAACGGGCGGCCCCTCAACCTCCTACCGCGGCCAACGCGGTTGCACAGGCAGCGCCAAAGCAGGATTCAGTATCCCCTTCCTCTGTCATAGCAGCCATGCGAAAGGCTCGCGGCCAAGCCTAAGAAAGGATTACTACCATGGCTGGTCAACTCTGGGTGACAAACTCGCTGGGCGGGTTCATGTCAGCCAACAAACTGTCGAACGTGCTGAGGACTGCGGTGCAGCCCCTGGCCAAGTTTCGGCAATTCTGCGACGCACGCGATTTCACGGATAAAGGCCTGCACAAAGGGCAGGTGTTTACCTGGAACGTGTATAACAACATCGCAACCCAAGGCACCGTGCTTACGGAAACCGCTACCGTACCTGAAACCAACTTTACGATTACTCAGGGAACGGGAACGGTGGTGGAGCTGGGTAACTCGGTTCCCTATACCGGGATGCTGGACAATCTTTCCGAGCATCCGGTAACGGAGATCGTGACCAAGGTTCTGAAAGACGATTGCCGCAAGGCTCTCGACCTTCAGGCCTATAACCAGTTCAATGCCACCAAGCTGCGCGTAGCAGCCACCGGCGGCACGGACACCACTCTCCTGACGCTCACCACAAACGGTACTTGCTCCACCTCGAACAACGTGGCTCTGGGCAAGAACCATATCAAGGGCATTGTGGACGTGATGAAGGAGCGCAACATTCCTCCGTATGCGAATGATGAATACTTTGGTATCGCACACCCCACCACCTGGCGCGGTGTGAAGAACGATCTCGAAGCGGTTTATCAGTATCGTGATGAAGGTTTCGGCATGATTTACAATGGCGAGATCGGCAAATACGAAGGCGTTCGCTTCATCGAGCAAAACAGCATTGCCAAGGAAACCTGGGGCGGCGCGAAATCCAACTTCGCCTTCTTCTTCGGTGAGGATACGGTAGCGGAAGCAATCGTGGTTCCCGAAGAGGTGCGCGGGAAGATTCCGTCGGACTACGGGCGTTCTAAGGGTATTGCGTGGTATTACCTCGGCGGCTTTGCCATTGTGCAGACTCAGGCGCAGGAAGCTCGCATCGTCAAATGGGATACCAACAGCTAACAACTTTTTTGAAGGAGATTGAACATGGGTACAGGACGTTATGACCACCCCGCCTATCTCGTTCCTCAGTGGCAGCACTTCGGTAAAACCACTGCGGGCGCGGCAGGCACCAGCATCCGGCACACCCCGCCGTATGCGATTCGCATCAAATCCGTAACCGCTGGCGTGGTAACGGCAGGCACCGTAGCTGGCGCCGCTGCCGGTATCGTTATCCAGCAGGACGGGACGGCGAAGGGTACGATCTCGCTTTCCACCAACGTGGCTGGCGTATTCGGCACCGCTGGCGGTCTGGACTTCACCGTTCCGGCTGGCGGCACTCTGGCCTTCGTTAATGGTACGGATGCTACTTTTGTGGCGGATGTGTCGATGGAGTATAAGATCGACCCCGCTGCTTCATGGACGGGCAATACTTGATGCAAGTATCGTTTATCGTGCCTTGCAGAAACAAGGCGAAGTTTGTGGCGAGGACGGTGGAAACCGTTCTCGCCCAGACCTACTCTCCGATGGAGATCGTTCTTTCCGATCAGGGTTCCACCGATGGCACTCTGGAAATCCTTCAGAAAATGGCAGCGGAATACAAAGGGCCGAATACGGTTCGGGTTCTGCAATGCCCGCATACCGAGTTTCGCGGTATGGCCGGACTCAATCAGCATCTGAATTGGCTTCATGGCCAGATTACCGGCGATATCGTCATTATGTGTTCGGCGGATGACCTGAATCATCCCGAGCGCGCGGAATGGACGGTAAAGGCCTTCAAGGAGCATAACCCATCCTATGTTGGCACCTGCGTGCAATATCTGGATTCTGAATACCGATACCACGGGGAAATGACTGCCTTTGGCATCGTGGACGGAGACTTGGCCCGGCCCGATTGTTTCGTTGATCCGGTAGAAAATATCATCAACCTTATTGGAAGCTCGGCCTCCTCTGCCTGGTCAAGAGATCTGTTTGAGAAATACGGGCCGCTGCGCATGGTGGAGTCTCAGGATATCCTGTTGCCCTTCTTTGCCACCTGCGAGCGCGGAATCTTCTATGTCAACAAACCTCTGCATGCCTATGTGCGCCACGCCTGCGCGAACAATACCGGCATGGAAGGCGTAGTGAGAGCCGCCAGCAAAGAGGCGGGGGCGCTGCTGGAGCGCATCAAAACGGCTGAGGGGGAAGAGAAAGAGGTGCTGCAATTGCAATATGAGCTGGCGAAATGCACGGAACACGCCTCAGTCGAAACCAACAACTACCACTACACCTCAAATTTCTTCGCCATCCTGCGCCGCGTGAACGAAATGCAGATCAACCTGATTCCCGAACTTTATGAGGCGCTCTTACAGAAGGCGGTGGAGGGTGCTAATATATGGACATGCGCACGGGATAACCTGACGATGCTGCGCGTAAGACCGGAAGGGATGAAGGTATGAAATACGAAGACGGAGAAAGCGCCTACGGTGCAACGCAGGCCGACTATGAGCGGGGCTTCCTGAAAGTAGGGAACAGCAACGACCCCGCCCTGTGGCCAGAGAATTACCGGCAGCATAATACCTATGCCGCAAACGGTGATCCTTACTCAATGGAGGCATGGGATTTTACCCATGGCAAATCGGTGGGTAATGGCTTCCTATCGCGCAACCCAAGAGAAAGGTACTAAAATGGAAAAGGCTAAAGAGGGTAAAGACCCCTCCACCAAAAACCCCGTCTTTGATGACAAGAACGGCAACTACACCCGTGACGACTCCGGCGGCCCCGGCTTCAGCAACTACAATGCGAAGTTCGGTGACGGCGGCAAAGTCACCAAGTAAGGAGCGTTGTCATGAATAGAGGTGGCGATAAGGTGGGGAAAACACCGATTCACGTTACTCAGGGAAAATCCACTCCGGTGGCCGCTGCATCCTATGATGCCAATTACGCCTCTGGCGTTAAGCTGGATGCAACGGAAGAAGACCTGAAAAAAGGCTATTGCACCAAAGGATATTGATGCGAAGTCTTGATCTTACAAAGCCATACGCGCAGATCCACGGACTCCCCGGAGTCATGTATGAACAGGACGGCGTAAGGTTTGACAGTGGTGGCAGGGAGAGTGCCGCTCTGGATTTTGACCCTGTGGAAGAAAAGCAGGAATCAGCTCCGGACGAAATTCTCCCTGCCGTTACTGTGATTGAGCAGAAGACAGAGCCTGCACAGCAGGAACCACAATCCATTGATCAAATGCACTGGCGCCACCTGAAAGCCATGGTGGAGGCCTACGGCGAGCCGTGGACGAATAAAGAAAGCGCAATCCAGTTTCTAAGAGGGAAGTAGTGACTTGGCGGAGAGAAGATCCTCAGGGCAATGAGGCAGCGAAGATAGCGGCGATTGTCGTACCATACACACAGGGACAGGGATTGGATTTGGGGGCAGGGCCATATAAGGTCTGGCCAAGCGCAACGAGCGTGGATAGCTGCAAAGACTATGGCGGCCAGAAAATCCCCGGCGTGGATATCAAGAGCGAGCTGGACAGGCTGGATCTGTTTGCCGATGCCACGCAGGACTATGTGTTTTCCTCGCACCTGCTGGAGCATATCGTCGATTACAAGGCGGCGCTGAAGGAGTGGTGGCGCGTCATCAAGCCGGGTGGCTATCTGGTTCTCTACCTGCCACATAAGAACTTCTATCCTAATATCGGAGAGGACGGAGCAAACCCTGATCACAAGCATGACTTCCTGCCGGACGATATTCTGGAGGCCATGAAAGAGGTTGGTTCATGGGAGATGCTGGAGAACGAGGAGCGTAATCAGGCCAACGAGTACAGCTTCCTTCAGGTCTACAAAAAAAAGCAGGGCAAGAACGTCCACAAATTCAATATCTGGCAGCGCAACCCCGGCGGCCTCAAGCGGTGTCTGGTGATTCGCTATGGGGCGATTGGCGATGCCCTGATGGTTTCCTCTATCCTGCCACGGCTGAAAGAGCAGGGTTACTACATCACCTTCAACTGCACCTCCGCCACAAAGAACGTGCTGCTGCACGATCCGAATATTGACGAATGGCTGATACAGGAGCAGGACTTCGTGCCGAATGCCCACCTTGGGCCGTATTGGGAGCAGATTCGTTTTGACGGGCGCTATGACCAAATCATCAACCTGTGCGAGAGCATTGAGGGAGGCCTTCTCACTCTGCCGGGACGGTTGCAGCACTATTATCCGGACGAATCCCGCCGCCGCCTTTTTGCCACGGTGAACTATCTGGAGCGCACGCATGACATTGCCGGTGTGCCGCACGAGTTTTCGCCAAAGTTTTATATGACAGCCGAGGAAGATAAATGGGCCAGGAAGACAGTGGAAGCGTGCAAGACTCCTGTGGTGGCAATAGCGGTGAATGGGTCGGCGCTGCACAAGGTTTACCCGTGGACGCAGATTGTCGTAGCGTGGTTGCTCCAGAAGACACCGGCGCATGTGTTTCTGCTGGGAGACAAAGGGCAAAGCGTGGAGATACAAAAGGCTATTACCGACGCTCTCGAAAAGGAATCTATTGACTCCACCCGCCTGCATCCCATGTGCGGCAAGTGGGATCTGCGGCAGAATCTCTCCTTCGTTCAATACGCCTCTTGCGTACTCGGGCCGGAAACCGGGATGCTGAACGCGGTATGCACCGAGAGCGTGCCGAAGGTGGTAATGCTCTCCCATTCCAGCAAAGAGAACCTGACAAAGCACTGGAAGAACACCATCGCGCTGGAGCCGGATAAAGAGCGTTGCCCCTGCTATCCCTGCGTGCGCCTGCATTATAGCTGGCAATACTGCAATCAGAATGAAACCACTCAGGCGGCGCAGTGCGCGTCTTCCATCACCCCAGAAACCGTGTTTCAATCGGTAGTAGAGTCATTGGGGTTACAGAGAATGCCGCTGCCTGAAACAGAACAGAAATCCTTTGTAACGGAAAAAGCCATGACCAGCGTGGAGGCCGCATGAGTCCATGGACTATAACACGCTCATAGGGGCAGGAACGACTGCCGGAAGTCTTGCGAATTGGGCCAACTCCACCGCTGTGACAGGGGCCGCTCCCACGATTCTGGAAGAAGCGCAGGGCTGGGTTTACAGCCGCCTCCGCCACTGGCAGATGATTACCAGCACCAGCGGCACGGCGACCGCTTCCACAACGGCGCTGACACTGCCCACCAATTTTCTGGAAGACAAGAAGCTGCGTATTACCGGAACGGCGGCCATGACGCTTACCCGCAAACCGTTGCAGAATGTGATTGACGCGCAGACCTATGATAGCACCGGCGCGCGCGTGGCAAACGCCCCCTCATACTATGCGAATGACGGCAGCAACCTCCAGTTCGATACGATGACGGATCAGGCCTATCCCTTCACGCTCTGGTTCTATGGCCGTCCGGCGCTGCTGGGAACGGCCTCCGCATCCAGCACCAATTTCCTGACTGGCAAGTATCCGCGCCTGCTGCGCTGTGCCGCGATGATTGGCGTGTGCGAGTTTATGAAGGATAACGGGGCTGGCGCCTACGACAAGAGTTATTGGGAAACCGAGGCGGAGAAAGAGCTGTCCAACGCCCAACGCGAATCCGACATGCACCAGCGTTCCGCAGAGGTGGAGGCCATCATTGAATGACCTACATCCCGCTCAAATACCGGCCCGGAGTCTGCAAAACAAACTCCCCCTATACCGATTACATGGAGGGCGGGCGCATTACCAATATGCAGGGGTGCCGGTTCAACGCGGGCTATCCTGAAAAGCTGGGAAGAGAGTATAATCCCGGCTTCTCCGTTCTCTATAATATCGCGCGCGGCATCAAAGATATCCGCACCTCTACTGCCATCTTTCTGGTGACGGGCGAAACCGTCGAGCTGACACGGCAGACCATCACCTCCACTGGAATCAGTGCGACGCTGGCGACGCCTCTCCGTACCATCGGGACAAGCAATCTTGTCAACCCTTTCAATACCGTAAGCGGCACGAATCTGGTGACGGTGACGCATACGGCGCACCAGCAGCAGACTGGCGATTATGTGACGTTTGGCACGGCAACGGCGGGCGGGATTGTGATCGGCGGCGTTTACACCAACATTCAGGTAACTGGCACCAATGCCTATACCTTCCTTGCGGTAGATAACGCCTCTGCGACGACAACCGCTGTGGGTGGCACGGTGGCCTATAACTATTATCGCTCGACGCTCACGAACCCCTTCGCGGTAACGACCGGGGTAGGAACGGCTACGGTGACGCATACGGCACACGGCGCGCTGGCCGGAGATTCCGTGGTGATTGCGGGAGCAAGTGCCGTCGGAGGGATCACTCCTTCCGGGCGCTATTCCATCGAAAGCGTGCCAAATGCCAATACCTATACGATTGTGCATGGAACCAATGCATCAGCCACGGCCACAGGCGGAGGCACGCCAAATTTCCTCTATAGCATCAACAACGATTCCGGGCGTATCTGGTCGCTACCGCGCTACGGAACCCAGCTTCTTGCCTCTCCGGTGGGAGGAACCATCTATGTCTGGGATTCTCAGGTTAATGATCTGAGCCGCGCCTATCCCCTGAATGGCGCTCCTTCCGGCGTGCGCGCCACGTTCGTGACGCCTGAGCGGTTTCTTTTCGCGCTCGGGAATTCTACCAACCTTATGCAGGTGCGCTGGCCTGATCAGGAAGACTACACGGATTGGGAAGCTACGCCGAATAATACGGCCAATACCCGCACGCTTCAGGAAGGCTCTCGACTGGTGGGAGGGATTGGGGTGAGGGATGGGGTGAGCCTTGTTCTGTCGGATACGGCCTGCTACGCCTTCAATTATTCCGGCGACAGTTTTGTGTATAACTCTACCCTCGTCGGTCGCGGCTGTGGCCTCGCCGGGCCGCTGGCCATTGGGGAGCTGGGGGGCGCGGCTTTCTGGATTTCGGCCAGTGATTTATGGATGTGGAACGGGTCGCTCCAGAAAATACCCGCCGATGATATTTCAGATTATGTTTTCAGCGATCTGGATACTGATAACCTCGACAAGTGCGTTGTCAGCACTATTGCGGAGAAAAACGAGGTGTGGTTCTGGTATCCTTCGCTGGAAGAAGGAATTGGCGAAAACACCCGCTATGTGATCTACCATGCAGATCAGCAATGCTTTTCCACCGGGGTAGCTGGCGGAACCGTCTATGCCGCTGTGACCTCCATGCTGGATAACTTCAACCCTACCTTTGAAGGCAGCAGCGAGCCTTATAAATCCCCCTATGTCACGATTACGGATGGGGGCGCTTCCCATTGTGTCCGGTTGTTTGACTACGACAAAACGAACTATTCAAACGAGCTTATCTATCAGCAACGGGTGGATTACAGCTCGCTGGATATTTCCAACGGCAATAATCTGGTGGATGTCTTTGGCTTTATCCCTGATTTCAAGGTTTTCAGCACCAATACCGATAACACGTCATCCGCATCGCTTCGCGTCACTGTGCAAGACTATCCGCTGTCTACCAGTGGCACGCAGGGCATTGCCTCCCGGTATGACTTCGCATCTCCCCCTACCCGAATTGATACCCGTCTGAGCGGGCGGTTGATTAATCATTCCTGGAGGATGAACAATTTCAACGACTTCCGCATAGGGATTGCGCGCATTGATATTCAGCCGGGCGGGAATCGCCGATGAAGCGCGTTGTTCTTCCTACCCCTCCTGATCCGGCTTTCTACCCAAACAACCCGCTTGCATGGCAGAGAGCGGTTCATGAATGGATGAACCAGACAAAATTCGCGCTGGAGCAGGCCAGCCAGATTAACGACACGCCTCTGGATCAGGCGTTTCAGGTGTCCGGTTCCTATGCCATCACCACGGCGATTTCCGGCACCAGCACCGGCACCCAGATTACGGAGTTTCTCTGCTCACTCGTTGCGGCCATGAACCGCAAGGGAATCACCTCTTCAAAGCCGCAAACCGTCGCGCAATAATTGCGTGGGGCCGGACTGCCTAGCCGCAGTTGCTTCAGTTAAAATCCATCTTGTAACAGGAGATGCAAGATGAATCTTGGTATGGGCCTCATTCCTACAATTGTAGATCAGTTCCAACAAGGAGGCCCAGGGTCCCTCGGATTGGTTCAGCAAATGATGAGTAGCGATTCCAGTAATGGTCTTGGGCTAATCCAAAATCTCATGGGAGCTGATAAGAAAGACAATCCAAAGTCGGAGTCAGGCCCATTTATGCGGGCAGCGCAAGCATCGACGCCTACGGCAGGATTAAACCAGCGATCAATCAAACCACTCGAACAGCAAGGTCGTTTTGGTGATTCGATGATAGCCCACATGACCCCCGGCGAGATTGCTGTCCCTCCGGAATTGCAGACCCCGCAGGTTCTGGCGACGCTGAATACGGAATACGGCAAGCAAGGTGTCTCTCCCCAGCAGTTCCAGGCAGGAAATCCACAGGCCAGCGTGAACCCTGAAACCGGGGTGCAGGAGTTCAGTTTCCTAAGCTCTATTCTCCCTATCGCCCTTGCCGTGGCCGGTAACTATTTCGCTCCCGGAATTGGATCAAGCCTTGGCATGGCGGCGGGGAGTACGGCCTCGGCAGCTCTCCCGCACCTTCTCAGCGCGGGCGGCGCGGGGCTAGGGACGCTACTGGCTGGCGGCAAGGGGAATCAGGCGCTCACCGCAGCATTGGCCAGTGGCCTCGGCGGCTATGCGATGGATAAGGCTTTCGGCTCTGCTTCCGCAGCGCAGGCAGCAAAAGAAGCAGGCAAGGCCGGAGGCGGCGCAGCCGCTGGCAGTCTTTCCTCCCCGTCGATTGATGCAGGAGGAGGATCTGGTTTTAATGAATGGCTCACGAATCTTGGAGACTTCAGCCAGAAGCAGGCCACCACTTTGCCGTGGCAGGATCAGTATGGGATTGATTTAGCGCAGGCGGCACCCCAAGCGGCATCGTCATGGACGGATAGCCTTCCCCGCATGGCGGGGATTGCGGGTGGCGCCTATCTTGGCTCGCAGGCAGGGGCGCCCGTAGAGCAAGCCAGAATCCCGCAGGATGAGCGGAGGCTGACTCCGCTGGATAAATTGCCTCCGCCGGGAGTGTTGCTGGGCAGGCGTCCTTATAGCGGAGCGTATCAATGACAGCAGACGCAGCACAGCAAGGCGGATATTCTCAGCAATCCGGCGGCCCCGTGACCTTCGGTGGTACGGCGCAGCAGGCGATAGAGAAGCAGGCGCAGAATCAGGCGAATCTAAAAGGGCTTACGACAGATCAGAAGCGGGCTACGAACCTCTCGCACTCGCTGGATATTCTACCCGCAGACAAGACGGCCACGGGCGGCGTGGTGCAGCGCACGCTTGATTCCATCCCCGGTTCTCAGGCCTATTACAACAAGCTGTGGACGAATGGCGCGGAGGAGTCCCCGGCGACCATGCAGCAGCTTCTGGCTGGCAACTGGAACCCTGACTATATCCAGATGGCGGGCAACAAGGATCAGCAACGCCCCTGGCAGAGCTACATCACCCCGATGAACGCTTTCACCAATGCTTCGCGCGGATTCACCGTAGAGCAGGCGAATGAGCTTGCCGGTATCCCCGGCGGGCAGGCATGGGCAAGCCCCGTCATGACAGCAGAACAGCCAGCAGAAGAGATTCCGCAACCGGGTTTTCCCTCCTCCCCGGCAGGCGGAACGGGCGGCTCCTCTACCGGTAATACCGGGGGAGTCGGTACGGGTGGCGGGGGCGGCACCTCTCCCACTTCCTCCGCCACCAAGCCCGCGACGATCTTCCCCAGCGTCAACCCCGTAGCCGCACCAATTCCCACGCGCCCGCTGACGGTGAACAAAGGGAGCAACCTCTTCCCCAATATCGTTCCTCTGGACACTTCCTCCGGGTGGAATCAGGAGATTGCCACGGCCTACGGCATTGATCAGAAACTCCTGCGCCCCGGTGAAACGGCAACCAACGGGTTACTGGAGGAGCGCGCCCGCAATGCTGGCTATGACCTGCAACCTGTCATGGAATACTACAACAGCCTTGTCCCGAAGAAGGCTTCATCCTCCACGTCCTCATCCGGCCTCACGGCGGAGCAGGCAAAGGCCACGAAAATCGCGCAATCCATGGGCTTATTGAGCAAGTCACAGACGGCCACGGGCGGCACGCTGGACGCAATCCTAAAGAAGCAGCCCGCCTCCGTGCAGCAGCAATACTGGAGCAAATACAATGCCTGACGCTCCGTTTGTCACCATGGTTTATCCGGTTAACGTCATCCCGCTATGGGAGCAGGCGGCAAAACTGCTTGAGCCTGCTGTGGCGCGCTCTGGCACGCATGAGATGGAAGACGTGCGCCGCTGCATTATGGCCGGGAACGCCCAGCTCTGGGTGCAGTGGAATGATGGCATCTGCGAAGCGGCCATTGTGACGGAGTTCAAGCACTACCCAAAAGGCCTCTGGCTCCACATCTGGCTGGCCGGAGCGGAAGGCTTGAATGACGACCTTCTGGAGCAGCAGATCTTCCGGTTCGCGGAGGAGAGTAATTGTGCAGGCGTATCGTGGACGGGGCGGCCCGGATGGAAACGCCGCCGCAGCAACCTGAACCTGAACACGCAGAACGTGGTTTATCACTTCGATATGAAGAGGAGCGCATAATGGATAGCGGTGGCGGCGGCCAGCAAACAGTAACGCAGGTGCAGCAGATTCCTGAATGGCAGAAAGACTTCTCCATGGAGAACATGGATATTGCCCGCTCGCTCGCTGCACAGCCTTACCCTGAATATCAGGGGCAGATCATCGCGGATTTCTCCCCGCAGCAGCAGGCGGCGCTTGGGATGACCGGCGAGGCATCAACCGCATGGCAGCCGGGGGTCGGTGAAGCGGAGAACATGACGCGGCAGGCGGCGGGTGGATGGAATACCGGCGCGGCGGCGCAATATATGTCTCCCTTCCTTATGGCCTCGCTGGAGCCGCAATTGCAGGCGCATGACCTGAATATGCAGCAACGGCTGAAGGGCGACAATGCCGCTGCAACGCGGGCCGGTGCTTTTGGGGATTCACGCCATGGCATTGAGCGTTCCATGGACAAGTTCTTTGGCGATATGACGCGAAACAATATCATCTCCACAGGGCTGAATCAGGGTTACAACACCGGGCAGGCAGCCTTCCAGACCGATCAGGCGCGCAAGCAATCGGCAGGGGCGCAGATGGGAACGCTTGCCGGAACCCGTCAGCAGCTTGGCATTGAGGGGGCCAACGCGCTGTTTAACGCTGGAGGCCAGCAGCAGCAGCAACACCAGCAGATTCTCAATAAGGCTTACGAGAACTTCATGAACAAGGTGAATTGGGACAGAGAGCAGCTCAACCTGCGTATCGCGGCGCTGGCCAACGCTCCTTATTCCAAGACGAATATCGAATCACTTGCTCCCACCAATGCCACGGCGCAACAGATTGGCGCGTTCTCGGCGCTGGCGGGGATGCTGGGTAAAGGCGGAGTCTTTGGGAGTCAGTAATGCCGATAGACAAGAATTTCTATGATACCCTCACGAATTTTGGTTTCGGCGCCATGGCAGCGGGCGGGCAGCCGGGAGCCACTACGCTCGGCGCGCTGGGCTATGGCGGCATGAATGCGTTGCAGGCGGATGAGCAGCGCAGGCTGAAAGAGGCACAGGAGAAATACCTGGCGCAGAACATGCTGAACAAACAGATCGAGAACGCCACCCTGCTGCGTGGCATCAACGCCCGCAATCGCTATCAGGGTCTTGCCCCGGTAACTCTCCCCGGAGTACCGGAAGAACTCATGGGAAGCGGCCCGATCGGTGGCGCGCAGGGCGGCGGAAGCCGAGCGGATGCCATTGCCTACGGGGAGGAGTGGCCAACTACACCGGATGAGGCGCGGCAAGCATTAGGCATGGAGGGAATCTCCGAATATAAAGCCAAGGCGTTGACGGACTGGCTGAACAAGAACGAGATGACCGCCTACCAAAAGCAGCGCCTTGGGATTATGGCGAGCCGTGGCAGCGGTGGCGGTGGCTCTGGCGGCAAACCCAAGGACACCGGCCCTACCACCCTGAAGAATTTTATTGGCCGCCTCAGCATGGAATATCCCGACATGATAGATCCAGAGACAAAATACTGGTCGGATGCGATAGATCCAGCCATGGCGCAGCGGCTGGAGCGCAGCTTCATGAAGAACTACCGCTCGGTGAAAGACTTTGAGGGGGCCTACGCGCAGACGATGGACGAAGTGACCGGCGGCAGGGGCTTCACGATGGAGGGCGAGTGGAATCCCTTTGCCGACAATCGCTATTCTGTGCCGGGTATGGAGGACGCTCAACAGGAAGGAGCGCCCGCCTACTCACCGGAGGATATTGCCTTCACGGCGCAGAAGCATGGCATTTCAGAGGATGAAGTAAGGAAAAGGCTTGGAATCTCCGCAACCGGGGGACGCTGATGCCCAGGGATTTATTCGAGGGACAGACAGCCGCTCCGCAGACTCCCTCCATGCCTCGCCAGCCCAGGGATTTATTTGCAGGACAGACGCGCCAGCAGGAGGTTGATTCCTACGAGCAGCAGGGCGGCGGCTTTCTGCCCGCGATGGAGCGTGGTTTCCGCAGGCAGAAACAGTCATTGCTTGCCGCCACGGAGCAGGGAACGCGAAACAACATTGACATAAAGAGGCGCCTGCTTGAAGGGGCAGACCCAACCAGCCACGGCGCAAAAGTTCTCCAGCAGGAAATAGATTTCCTGGAGCAGACTCAGCCCTCTATCGAATCTTCCTTAAGGGGAGAGCAGGAGAAGATAAAGGGCATCCCGATGCACCCGACCATGCAACGGATGTCGGAGGCCGGAGCCGGTAAGGAAGGCTTCTTCGATACTGCCGGTGCAATGTGGGATGAGTTTGTCGATTCTCCCGACAAGGCGGGATTTGCCATAGATCTTGCCGGGGAGCAGATACCGAACATGGCGGCGACCCTGCTGCTATCGCGTGGTATGGGCGGCCCAGCTATGGGCATGGCCCCCGGTGCGGCGCAGAAGGCCGCGCAAATGGCGGCGGTTGGCGGAGGCGCTGGCGCAGGTTCTTTCCTTAGCACCTATGGCCCGAATGTAGGTGGCTATCTTGATCAGGGAGAGAGCATTGAAACCGCACAGCAGAAGGGGAGAACACGCTCCGCCACGCAGGCTGCGGTGGATGCGGCGACCGGCGCGCTTGTCCCGGTGCGTATCGGCCCGAATCAGTTTGTGAATATCCCTGCGCAAACCGCGTTGCAGATGGCAGGCGGCGGCGGCGGCGAGTATCTGGCGGCGAAAAGCGTGGGTGAAAACCCGGAGATGCAGGATGTGGTGCTGGAGGGCGCACTGGAAGCAATTGGCCTGCCGGGTGATGTTGCGGCGGCGGCAATGGTTCGCCCGACAATAGGCCAGAAAAAACCGGCAGCGCCGGAAATACAGAGCGGTGAAGTAAGCACGCCCCGGCCCCCGCGTGATTTGCTGGAAGGCCCGAAGATTGCAGGACTGTTGCCAGCTCCGGCCATACGCCTGCCAGACCAGAGCCAACCGCCGGTGGAGCCGACACTGGCCCTGCCTGCCCCCCGGCCCAGCGAGGCGGAGTTCCGCGTTTCTCCTGAAGGCACGGTAACGCGCCCGACGGAAAGCGAAGTGATGCAGCAGATGAAGCTGCGGCAGGAAATGGGCGATATTGGCCTGACGCCGGACGTGATCGAAGCGCAACGCAAGATGATGATGCCACGCCCGGTGGAGCAGCCCGCTCCTGCCATGCCCAGACTTCCCGCACCCCGACAGACAGCCGTGGCGAATCCTCCGGCCATGCCCCAGCCGAAACTGCCGAAGATGGCGGCAACGCGGCAACTTCCCCCAATTGACACGCTTACGCCCCAGACGGCGGAAACCGCTATGGCGCAGGCCGAGCAACTGCATGATCGCATGAAAGACCCTGCCGTGAAGGAGGAGATCAAGCGTTATGCGGAACAGGCGGCAGAGATTGCCGTGCAGAAATACCAGAACCGCAAGCCGGAGGCCGTGAGGCAGAAGCCCGCGCCGGTGAAGGCAGTGGAACGCCAGAGAAAACCCGTTGGCCTGCTGGAGTTTTTGGCGAGCATTGGCGGCCTGCGGGATGACCGTGGCGACCTGAAGGCCATGAATGCGGAACTGTGGCATCGCGGTGCGCCATTCCGCCGGAGGCTGGTGAGTGAAAACGGGCAATCACTGGATTACGCACGGGAAGCGGCGCAGGAAGCTGGCTATGGAAACTTTGAGACTCAGGCGGATCTGCTGGATGCCATTGATATGGCCTTGTCGGGCAGGCCAGTCTGGCGTCAGGCGGATCAGGGCTATGTCGCACCGCAACAGCAAACGGATGACCCGGACTATGAGGCATGGTGGAAAGAGCAAGACCTTCTGGGCCGTGCCGAGCAGTACGGAATCAACACGGAAAACAGGCCGGTTGCTGATGTAATGGAAGAAGTCGCTGAACGCGAAGCGATTATGGCCGAGGCTGAACTAGCCGATGCGGAGAGACGGAAAATAGACGATAGCATCGACGGTGCGTTATTGCAGAATCTTCCCGATGTTGCCGATAAGCTGGAATCCAATGGATTTTTTGATGAATTTGATATACCATTCGAGGATGAAGATGCAGGAAGAAGAAGCGCTGTTTTATCTCAACCGCAGTATCCGGCGGAGCAATCTCCTGCGGCAAGCGGCCCGCGAATCCAAGCTGCCGGACGACCGGCGGATATTGTCGCAACTGGCAAGGATGCAGGATCACGCGACGCGGCTGGCCCAGAAAGCGGTGCGGTTCGCCCGGCAACCGTAGAGCAAACGCCGGCAGGTGAGCAGGCGGTAATTCCAGGTGCTGAGAAAATCCCAGATCGCCAATTGGCAGAGCGCAAGATGGAAGGCGGCCTCAAGGCCAGCAAGCCCCAGAAAGCTCCTGGTGAAGACGGTGGGTTATTCGATACCGGCGCGCGGCAGCAGACGGATATTTTTGATGCTCCCACAACTAAAAGGCAGTGGGACGATCTTACCCAGAGCGGTCAGATAAAGAATCTCTCGCAGGAGCAGCTTGCGGAAACTTACCAATCGTTGACAAAAGCCGGGGTGATAAACAAGCCTGTGGGCAAACCTTCGAAGCTCCCCACCAAACCTACGGAGTCAGCTCCGCAGGTTTCAGAGAAAGAACCCATTAAACTCACCAAGCGCGGAGACTTCTACGAAGCATATGGTGAGGATGCGCGGCTCATTGCCAAAGAGCTTGAGCTTGCTGTGACAAAGCGTGACGGCGTGGAAAGCGTTGGACTTCCTGCTCATTCTCTCGAAGGCAATATCGAAAAACTGGCAGAGGCTGGTATTGATGTGGAGAAGCGGCCCAACATCCGCGCCTCATACTTTGAAGATATTGGGTATGGGCCTCGCTTCCATGACATGAATTATGACGAACAAAAATTGCTTCTGGAGGAAATGGGAATTCAAATTCCGCCAAATAAACAGTCCTACGCGACAAAGCTTTCTGAAGCTAAAAAGGTCGCGGTGATGAAGGCGCAAAAAGCCATATTTGAACGTCTTAGTGGTGCTGAAAAGATAACGCAAAAATCTGGGCCGAAATCCTCGAAAACGGAAAGTAGCCAGCCAGCGGCAGACTATACCTCAGCAGAGCATCGCCAGAACCTCAAGAAGATGGCAGAAGGCGAACTGTCCATTGATGAGATCAAGGCGCTATTCCAGCGCGCCAAGGCATCCAAAGAAGCAATCCTCGCCGAAGCGCAGAAGCTTACCAAAGACCAGATTTCTAAGCAATTTGGGGTTAGTGGTCGTCGCGGCGACGAAACAAAAGACTGGATGGTGAAGCAGGCTTATAGCGAAGTCTTGCGCGATTTCTACATGGGTGATAGCTTCTCATGGTCGCCCTTCGAGGAAAAGTTCGATGCCGCCGTTGAGCGCCTGGTTATGGCGCAGACGCAGAGCGATGTGGATGCAGCAATCAAGCGCCGCGCTGAACGTGATGTAGAGCGCAAGAAGCATGCTGACTCCATTGTAAAAAGCCTGACTAATCCGCAAACGCTGGAAGAATACCGCGTTTTTGCCAATGAATATGGCGTAGCAAAATTCACTGACGAGCAGCTTGCTAATTATGATGCCCTGGTCGCAGAGGCCACCAGCGAGAAGCGCAAGATCGAAAAAGCGCAGGCCGCCACCGTGAAGGGCGTCGAAACCCCTGACGGCATCGAGGCGGAGATCATCGAGACGAAGCACACGCAAAAAGGCCATGACCTGTTCGTGGTACGCCTGAGCGACAGAGTGGAGAAAGATGTCTATAACGCCCTGAACACCACGGCAAAACGCCTTGGTGGGTATTATTCCTCTTACCGCGGAAACGGCGCGACTCCTGGCTTCCAGTTCACCACTCGCCAGGCTGCTGAAAGCTTTGTCGCGGCATCGAAGGGCGAAACCGTTACGGCCGAGAAAGGTCGCAAGCCGGAAACCCGCGCCGAGAAGCTGCGCGCACAGGGCGAAAAGCTGATCGAGGCAGGCGAGGCTTCGATGGGGCAAGAACGCAAGGTCAATACCCACCGCCGCGCGACTATGGCAGCAGGTGCAGAAGCTAATGCTGCTGCAGAAATTGCCATGGGCAAGACTATGAAAGCGATTGCCGACAAGATCGAATCCGGCACGGCAGGTATGCTGGAGAATATCAACGCCCGCACTGAGATTGAAACCCTCCATGGCATCATGCGCCAGGCCATGTATAAATCCGACCGCAAAGCGGAAAACTCTAATTTGAGTTATGCCGAGCGGGAAGAGTTAAAGCGCCGCAAGTTCGACGCTGCTGACGCCCGCAATATCGAGTACCCGTTCCCCGCCTTCCATGTGGACAACGTGCTGCGTTCAGCAGCGGAAATTGGGTCTAAGTCCGGCTTCAAGCAATTGGGTCAGCATTTGGCAAAGCTCCAAAGGGAGGCCGTGAAGAAGAAGGAAAACCTTATTCAAGTTCGCGACCCTAAATATATTGCCAAGGTGAAGGAAGCCGCAGAGCAATATGAACACGTCATGGGCTGGCTCGCTGATCGAGGTGTTACCGATTACATGCGCGTGCAGCGCCTGGGCCTGACCAATATGCCATTGCTACGCCAGGCCGTGCGCGAATACTCCGCACTGATGTCGGAGAAGCCGAAAGCTGATCCCATCAAGGAAGCCGAGCGCGCATTGGTAGGCAAGAAGTGGGAGGGGTATTTCCCTACCCCCGCCTCGCTCGCGGAGCGTATGGCCGACGAGCTGGATGTGAACGAAGGGCACACGGTGCTGGAGCCCAGCGCGGGCAAGGGAAGCCTGATCGATGCCGTCGTTGCTGCAGGTGCTAACCCTGCCAATGTTGACGCGCTGGAGATTGTCACCGACCTGCAAAATATCCTGAAGCTGAAGGGATATAACGTGGTGGGACGTAATTTCTTGGAACATGAGGAGAGTTACGACCGCATCATCATGAACCCGCCTTTCGAGAACGGGCAGGATATTGATCATGTGCGCCATGCGTACTCGCTGTTGAAACCCGGTGGGCGCATTGCTGCCATCATGTCTGAGGGGCCATTCTACCGCAGCGACAAGAAAGCTACCGAGTTCCGCGACTGGCTGGAGAGCGTAGGAGGCTCCTCGGAGAAGCTGCCGGAAGGCTCGTTTAAGGACAGCGACAGATCAACCGGCGTTGCCACGCGCATGGTAATTATCGACAAGCCAGAAATATCCTACCGCCGCGAGCCTGCCGCCGCACCCTCGCAGCGCATACGGATAGAGCGCAAGGCGAACTGGACGCGCAATGAAAAGCGCGTGGCGGCGGAGATGAAGCGCCTTGCCAGCCAGCGTTTTGGCGATGGGCTGAAGCTGGACTATGTGGATTCCATCACGGATTCCAGCGGCATGAGGGTGACGGGCTTTTATCGCCCCGGCGACATGACGGTGGGCGAGGCGCTGGCGGTGATTGCCATGAGCGAGAAGCCCTACAATACCCTGAACCACGAAGGCATCCACCATCTGCGCCGCATCGGTGCGCTGGACGGTGTTTGGGATGCCCTCAGCAAGGTAGCGGCGAACCGCTGGATCAAGCAGTACCGCATTGAGGAGGCCTATCCCAATGACGGCAGCATGACGCCCCGCCGGTTACGGGAGCTGCATGTAGAGGAGGCCATTGCCGAAGCCTTCGCGGATTACGTCAGCGGGAAAGGTGGCATGCGCCCCCCTGCGATTACCGAGGCATTCCGCAAGATAAAGGCCTTCTTCGACAGCCTCCGCAATTACCTGAAGGGCGAGGGCTTTACCTCGTGGCGTTCCATCTTTGAGGATATTGCCAGCGGAAAATCAGCACAGCCGCAGGCGGAGTATGGCGGCGAGCTTGCCCCTGCGATGTTCCAGAAAGCACCGCCCACGGAGAGCGAGGCCTTCAAGAAATGGTTCGGTGACAGCAAGGTGGTTGATGCGGAAGGTAAGCCGCTGGTGGTTTATCATGGGACTGGCCCTGGCGCAGATATAGAGTCTTTCTTGCCGAAAGGCGGGCGAGATGGTGAATGGCAGGATGCTCTTAAGCACTTTAGGGAAGCACAGCGCAATAATAAACAATATGGGTATTTTCATTTCCGCAATGGCAGCTTCTTCAGCCCGTTCCCAGAGTATGCTGGGAACTATACGGCGGAGGGTTCTGGGGCTATGTATCCTGCCTATATTAAGGCAGAGAATCCCGTCTACTTCGACCAGAAAACAAAAGAAGTCACGGGTACTGATCCGAATAAAACCCCTGATGCGCTTATCTTACATGTTGGAGGAGTAATCAACGAGGTAGCAGTCATAGACCCCACCCAAGTTAAGTCTATATTTAACCAAGGCACCTTCGATCCCAGTGATGCGCGCATATTGTTCCAGCGCAGCCTGCCCAAAGAGCAATCCGAGAGGCTGGGCAAGACCCGTGCAGGCCGCGCGCTGCGTGACTGGCTGGCAGAAACCACGGGCCTTACTTCAGAGATGCGCAACCCGAAGGCCTATAATTCCGGCAGCCTGTTTGTGCGCAAGCTGGTGCAATCCAATGACGGGGTGCTGAAATATCTGGAGAACGCCTACAACAGCAAGACGATTGGAGAGATTCGCAAGATGCTGTGGGCGGAGGCCGGAGCCGATGCCGGAACGGGCGCCACTTACGAGGAAGCGGTGGATCGCTATGCCATCAGCCGAATCAACCGCCTTGGCCGCGCACTAAAGCCCTTTGATAAGAAGGAGTGGCCCAAGGTGACGAAGCTGCTCCAGAACCCGGCGCTGCTGGAGAAGCACAAGGATAAGCCCATCGGCAAAGCTGCGCAGGAAATAAGAAAGATTCTGGACGAGAACGCCAAGTATCTGAACGAGGGCGGCTTTGAGTTCAAGGCGATGGAGGGATATTTCCCCCGCGTCTATGACGCGGAGAAGGTGGCGCGCAATGAAAATGAATTCCTGCGCAGCGCCATGAAAGCCTATCAGGCCACTTACGGTGAGGAGCTTGATTCCGGCGAAATGGCTTCACTGGCAGAGGCGTGGCTGGGCAGGATTTTGCTGCAAGGTCGTGGCATTCAGGCCAACGATATGGAGTTTTCCTATATCAACACCTCGATGCCAAGGCCGAAGTTCACCAAGCCGCGCAGCCTTTCCAAAGAGGCCGACGAGATTATGCGGCCCTTCCTGCAACAAGACCCCTTTGAGGCGGTGTATCACCACGTCTGGCGCTCTACCCGCATGGTGGAGTTCAAGAAGCGATTCGGCGGCGAGAAGTGGCCGCAGCTCAAGGCGCGGCTGATAGAAGAAGGATTGGACGGTAACGCCATCTCCGAAGTGGTGGGCGCCATCCAGTCTGCTACAGGCACCATGCCGGATCGCGTGACCAGCACCACCCGCAGCGTGCTTTCCTGGGCGCGGCTTTACACCTACCTGCGCTTCCTCGACAAGACCGCGCTTTACCAGATTCAGGAATTGATGGTGACGGGAATGCGCACGGGGAACGCATTGGACAGCCTGCAATCCATCAAAGACACGCTGAAGGCGCTGGCCAAGACCGGCGATATGAAAGAAACCATCCAGCTTGCCGAGGACGTGCTGGGCATTACCGGAGAGGTTGCGGAAGATCTGGTGCTTGATGCCCGCTTTGGTGGCGCATTGGATGACAAGCTGCCCATGCTGCTGGCGCAGAAGTTCTTCCGTGGCACCTTCCTGACGCAGGCGACGGCGGCCTCGCGCATTGCGGCGCTGAAAAGCGGCCAGCGGTTTATGCTTCGTCTGGCGCAGCATGTTTCCGGCGATACGGCCCGACGCCGAAGCAGCGAGTTCCTGCTGCGCGAGCTTGGCATTCCGAAGGGCAGGGAAGCGGCCTTCTCCCGCTGGTTGCTGAACCAGAACAACAATCCACAGGCAACGGAGATGTATCACACGGCACTGGCCCGGTTCACGGATCAGGTGATTATGCGGCCCAAACATGCGGAGCGGCAGCGATTTGCCGGGCATCCGGTGTTCTCGCTTTTCTACCAGTTGCAGGCTTACATTATGAGCTTCTCGAAGAACGTGCTGCTGCGCATGGGAAACACCACCAGCGAAGCCTTCGCCAGCGGCAAGGGGTACACCATGGCCGACAGAATAGCCTTCCTTGGGCCTGCGCTTGCCCTTCCTCTAATGGTGGCAGTGGCCGGTGGCATGTGGGAGCTGCGGGATGAAGTGCTATTCAAGCGCCCGGATGCAAAGAAACAGGAGCCTTGGCAGGATGCCCTGAAGGTTGCCAGCGCCTCCGGCCTGTTCGGTGCTTTTGACCCCTACCTGAATATGTTCCTGAGCCTGCGCTACCGCAAAGACCCGGCCAATGCGCTTTCAGGCCCGCTCCTGAGCGAGATATTCGCCACGATCAAAACTATGGGCGAATACACGTTCAACAACAGCCCGCGCACGAACTCGGCGGAGCGCGCGGCGGCGAAGGATGTTTACGACATGGGAGTCAAGCCAGCAGCAAACGGACTGGTAAGCCTGGCCCCACTCCCTGCATTGGTTCGCTATGGTATAATCCAGACAGTAGGCCACCCGGAAACAAGAGAGGCTTTTGTGTCCGGCATCGCAGGCAAAGAAAGGAGATAGGCATGGCGCAGCCACCGCAACAAGGTTGGAAGATCGACAAGCATATCCCGGTGGCGGTGATTCTTGCCATCATCCTGCAAACCTTTGGCGCGATCTGGTGGGCTTCCAGCGTCACCACGCGCATTGAGGCGCTGGAAAGGTCACGCCATTCTCAGGAAATACGAACAGAGGCCCATGAAAAGCGGGTGCAGATTATCGAGAAGGATCTGCCGGTCATCAGGGAAAAGATTGAGAACATCAAGGGAACGACAGACCGCATTGAAAAAAAGCTGGATAAGCTGTCAGCCAATTTTGGCATGTCGGACAATACCGATATGGACAGCCTGATGATGCTCTCTCTGGCAGAACTCAGTGAAGTGAGGGTTTCGTGAGAGCTGCGATTGACCTGATCTCTGAGTTTGAAGGCTTCAGCGCCAAGCCCTATCTCTGCCCAGCAGGAAAATGGACTATCGGCTTCGGCAGTACCATGTGGAAGGGCAAGCCGGTGACTTCGCTCACCAAGCCCATTACCCGGCTAGAGGCGGAGAGCGGGTTGGCCAATAACCTGATTGGCTTTCAGAAGGAGCTGGATAGCTACGTTTCCGCGCCGCTTAACACCAACGAGAACGCCGCCCTGCTGAGTTTTATCTACAATATCGGCGCAAGGAAATTCCGCGAGTCTACGCTGCTGAAGAAGCTGAACGCCGGGGACAAGAAGGGCGCGGCGGATGAGTTTCTGCGTTGGAATAAGATAGGCAAGAAGGAATCCGCTGGCCTGTCACGCCGCAGGATTGCGGAGAGAGAACTGTTTTTAACCCCTGTGAAAGGATAATTCCATGATTGCGATTCTTGAAAGATTCAAAGAGCCATCTAGCTGGAGCGGTATTGCGGCTTTGCTCACCGGTCTTGGTATTCAACTGCCCGACGGCGTGGCTGAGAACGCGGCCTATGTGTTGGCGGGTATCGCAGGACTCCTGGCGGTACTGCTAAAAGAGAAGGCCGTAAAATGACAACGGCGCTTCTTGCAATTATCGGCGCCGGAGGCCTGATTTTCATTATAATGATGTTCCGCTGGGCGGTTACTATCAGGGGTGAGGCGAGAGCGGAAGTTAAACTGGAGCAGGAAAAGAAGGTTTCCGATGCAGCGAAAGAAGTTATCCGTCAGGATCGGATTGTTACTGGCAATCCTAACATTGAGCGCATGTCTCAAAACCTCTCCGCTGCCCTGCGACGCAAGCGCGATTCCTGAACCTCTTGACCCAGAGGTGCACTGCATCACGGGGGAGTGCATCCGCCAGCAGTGCATTCTCTTCTGCCGCCATCACCCAGCGGAGTGTGAAGAAGTGTGTGGGGAGACTATCGCCACCACCCCAGCCGATTGATGCGATAGGCAATCTCCATGCGCCGCAGGTATCCGGCTGGCATAATCTCACTAGCTTCGTTATCCAGCACATAGACGTTTCCGTAAAGGTTCACGACCAGAACCGCGTGCATCTCCTGCGTCCGGCGCTTTACCCCTAGGGCAATGTGCAAATCACTGTCATGGAAGCCCTTCCTCAGCAGGGTATAATACGCGGCAATGGCGAAGTCCTCACAGTCACCCCCTCCATCACGCCAAAACTCCTGCGGGGTTTTCCAGTAATCTTTCGGGCCGTCTGGGGTGTAGCGCAGGAATCTCTGCATGGCGTGGGTGCGCTGTAGGGCATCCAGCGTTACATCGTGGCTTGATGGGTGAACCATGCCAACCTCTAAAACCACGCGAGTCCATTTTGGGAAAGGGGAGAGATTTTGATTCACCTCTAATGCACTGGCAGGATGGCACAGAAGCATCCCGGCAATCCCGGCCAATCGTAATTCTCTGGATTTTTGCGAATAAAGTTTGCAATCACATTGATTTTCTATGAGAAGTTTAGCGCTTCTCTTGGGCACCAAGAACCCTTTTAGGGGTGTTCTCGTTAATTCTTCTATATTCCCAAGTATTCCAGAAACAAAGGTTTTTCTGCTTGTTCTATTCGCGTTTGTTCTTATAGGTTCTCGCGTATTCCCGAAAAATTGCGAATAGATTGCGAATAAATGGCGAGCATCCGAAAAGCAGGAAAGAAGTTTCTGGCCGAGGTACGCATCAAGGGAGCGAACCGCAGTAAGACCTTCTTCACGAAGCGCGAGGCGCAGGAATGGGCTTTTGAGCAAGAGAGGCTCCTTGGTAAGCACGGGAACGCCCTCCCATCTAAAACCTTTGGGCAGGCAATGCAACGCTATGCTGAGGAGATAAGCCCCACCCGGAAGGGATACCGCTGGGAGAAGGTGCGGCTTGCCAAGCTACAGCGCGACAGAATTGCCAATATCGCCCTGATTCATCTGCGCCGGGAGGACTTCGAGGACTGGATAGGGCGCCAGACTGTCAGCAAGGCCAGCATCCGGCGGGAGTTGACCCTGATGCAGTCGGTGTTGAAGAAGTGCCGCACCGCATGGAAATGGATGGTGGAGAACCCCTTCACGGATCTGGAACGGCCAAAGGCTTCCCGGCCCCGCTTCAAACGCTGGCCGGATGAGAACATAGCGCGGTTGTTGGTGGCCCTGCAATATGCTGAGGGGCAACCCGTCACAAAGACGCGCCAGATTATCGCCGTAGGGTTCCTGTTTGCGCTGGAAACGGCCATGCGTCAGGGGGAGATCTGGGGGCTTGAGTGGCAGGATATAGACCTTGAGGCGCGCACGGCGCATCTCAGAGAGACAAAGAACGGAAGCACCCGAGACGTGCCGCTGTCAGGCAGGGCGGTGACACTGCTCAAGAGCCTGCCGGGGGAGAGGCTGGGCAGGGTGTTTAACACCTGCCAGACAAGCTCCGCCACGATATTCAGGAGGGCGGTGCAGGAGAGCGGGAATCAGGGGCTAACCTTCCATGATTCGCGCCATGAAGCGATTACCAGGCTTTCTAGGAAGCTGGGGCATCTGGAACTGGCGCGGATGGTGGGGCATAACGATTTGCGGTCTTTGAACGTGTACTATAACCCAACCGCGAGCGAGCTGGCGAAGAAGCTCGACTAGGGCGGCGCTCAGACCATGCAATGATCTCGCGTGATTTCCACTTGCGGTTGCGGGTTCCCTCGCCAACGGGTTCAGGGAAGCCTGGCAGCTTGATTGTATGGGACAGGACTGCTTTTGCAGACGTGCGTAGATGCGTGGCGATTTCCTTGGCAGTCCACAGCTCAAGATCGTAGATGCTTGATTGTCGCGTCGGTTTATCCAGCCTGCGCTCGATGCCGTCCAGCTTGCCGAGAATCTGGTGAAGCACATCCGCTTCAATGGTGATTAAGTCGCTCATACTTCCTCGCTTTCGTATTTCTCCGCCATCACCTCAACGGCCTGTGCTTTTTGCTTAGCGTTCATCAATCATCCTCCATTTTTTGCGTTTCCCCAGCGCTTTCCTCTGCATACCACTGTGGCTCAATAACCGGCTGGCAAGCGGTGAGGGTGAGAAGGAGGATTAGCGCGGCCCGGTTCATCTCTCGTCGTCTTTCTGTTGTGGTGGCTTGTGAAAAAGGAATTTCCATAGCGGCTTGATGTAAACATCATAAAGTATCCAAACAAACCCGCAGAGAATTATTAAGAACCCCGCTACATGCTCTGGTGAGTATATGAACATCACGCCCCCTGCTTTGCTGGTGGTTGCACAAGATTAAGCCTGAATAGCTCTTTCATCACGGCATCGGTAATCTGGTTTTTCTGCGCGTATTCGATGCCGGTATAATCCGTGGCATGATACACGGCCTGTCGCACATCCTGCCACCCCTCCGGCATCGCCTCTGCCTGCTCGATAAGGCGGTCAACTTTGGCAATACACGGCTTGGCAAGTTTGTACATTTCCTCTGCCGTGTTGTATGGAACCCAGCGACCATCGCCTAGCGCGTCATCTTCGCAGATGTCAGATAGCGCGGTGCGGATTTCTTCTAACTCTCGCTTCAATTCCTCAAGCATCATTGCCTCCCTCAAACTTAATGCCGTAGTTCTCGCAATTCTCCTGGTCATATTTTTTGACATCGTAAGAGCCTTGACTTTCGGCCATTTCGATAAAAGCCTCATAGGCCATGTTCGTCGCCTCATCTTCATTCTCAGCTTCAATTACATCCTGGTAATCATCTCCACCGTAGCTAAAACCGTAAGTGATAATAAATTTAGGCATCGGGTTCCTCATCTGGATTGGTGTAATAAGCGTCGAAACATTCTTCGCTGCACGTTTCATCAAAAAGCATAATGTCTATCGGCCCAAGTATGCCGCCGCAGACATGGCATCGTATCTCAGCTTGCGGCATCATCCCCTCCTGTCTGGTTCGTTGCTTTCTTGATTTCT